ACTAAAATCCAATTCAGTAGAAGTAAAATTATCAGTTATTTTTTTCCTTATAACATCATATGATTTAGATAACTCTTTGAAAAACTTTTGAACATTTCTACCACCAACATTATCTTTGACATTAAACTTGCTAAGGTCATCTGCGTGGTCATCAAATAATTTATATTTTTTAACCAGTTTATTAACAAGTTTTACATGAGGTTCGTTTCCAGTTCTAATAGGTTTTTCTTCTGGAGCATCTATTTGAAATTCTACTCCAAAAGTTTTTGTTACTGTTTTCTTTTCATCAAGTTCAACTTCTTCTGATACAGATGGAACTAAAAGATAATCTCTCATCTTGTTCATACTAGAAGATACAACTGCAAGTTTGTTTGTCCACCATGAAGGAAGGGAATCTTCTGGATTCATAGTTTGTAGTTTCTGTAACATGTCTTGTGCATCTTCAATAGTAGTTTTGCACTGACGAATAGCAGAGGAGACATCTTGATGACCATCCTCATCAATTTGTGCATTTTCTTGTAAAGGAGCCCAAGTTGTTTTTCTTGGTTTCATTTTACTTGGATCAAACGCTCTCGCTTTCTCCAATAATTCTGACATTCTGACTCTACTCATTTTTATTATCCTTTCATTAAATCTGTTACAGATTTTTTAGACCAAAACTTGCAAGACCAATATCCTGCTGTAGTTTTATCTTTTTTCTGATCGCAATTATGTCTAGCTCTAAATGCTTTTCTTCTTTCTGGGTCATCTCGTTTGATTTCCATGTTTGGATCACCAAATTCTACTTTGACCACATTGCCTTTATCGTTTTTAACATAAACTTTGTATTTCTTAACATCGCCTTTTGTAGGATTATTAAGTTCTTTACCGCTATTCTTGTCTGTTTCTGTTATTTCACCCCAACTATTTAGGGATTCTGATTGGTTAACATCAAAGTCAGCCTTTAATTCTTTTGGTAGTTTACCCATAGCAACTAGTTTGTTAACATATGTCATCAAAGCTTTTGCATCTACTTTTGTATTATACTGTCTAACTGCTCTACCAGCAAGATGAGCATGTGTTTTTTGTGGTTCGTTTCTTATCAAATTTGCATAGGTTTTAACAAGAGCGTCATAGTGTTTTGGATGAGTCATTTTGTAAATTTTATCAAATGCCATTTTTGCAAAAGTTTTTTCATCTATGCAATCATCACAACAATCTTCTGCTGTTGTTTCTTCTGGAACACAATTAGGAACTTGTTTTCCACCTTTTGTTTTCATACCGACTTGCTTGAAACCATCCCAACAAGGATTTTCTTCGTTTGTTTTACTTTTGTCTTCTTCACCAAATGCACCACCAGTTCCTAGAACCTCATGTCCTTTTCGTTTCTTCTTTGGTATCATACCAAAATCTTCACCACGAACTTGTTTTGCAAGGTCAGCATCTGCTTTCCCCCAAGTTCCAGCAGATTTGGTAACAAAAGAATTAACTCTTGCAAATGCCCATTGTTGGGCAGTAGTGCCGGGCCGATGTCCTGTCTTGTATGCAGCCATTCCTCTGTCATATACTTTTTTTAGAATACCATACGGCATACCAGATTTCTTTGCTTTTGTTACAAGTCCTTCAATCTTTTCATCTAACTGATAAAATTCTAGTTCTTCATTTTTTGATAGATATGCAGCAATCGCCATTTCTTTGCGTTTTTCTTTAGACTTACCTTTAAACTGTGGAGAATCAGACTTCTCGAAATCTTTGATATAATCACCCATGTCTGCGTCTTTACCAAGAACTTCATTTATTTTAGAAGTATCGGTTGCCATAAATGGGCCACGCTTTAATGCTTTAAATGATATATTAGTTTCATTACCAAAGATTTCTTTTGGATGAATAATATTAAATGTAACCATTTCAGTTGAGTTGTTAATTTTTACCAACTCCATGTCTATTTCTTTATATACTTTACCTTTAAATTTAAGACCATGTGCAGTTACAAGTTTCTGAACCTTACCACGAGAATTGACTGCTTGTTTTGCTCTTGCTTCATCTATGGGTTTCTCACCGAACATCTGTTTGAACTTTTTGGTATGTTTAGATGGTTTAGTTGTTGCAGATGCATCGCCTGGCGCTGGCCCTGATTTCTTTTTATCAAAGTGTCTTGCACGAGCTTGTTTAGTAGACTTAGCCATGGTATCACCTTCAGTATCTTTTGCATAATACTTTGCTGGTTGAGTACCTTCTCTATCTTTGATATCTTTATCTTGTTTTACTTCATTTCTTAATCTTGGTTCTCTACGATTTTTAGATGGGTCTTCCATTTTCAAATTAGAGGGGTCGTTATTTAGAGGATTATTATCTTTATGTCCTACATCTTTACCCTTTACTGCTTTGTCACCCATAAGTCTACGAGCTTTGTTTCTAGAAGAACGTCTTGCAATCTGTTCTGGTGTTCCTTGATAATTTTCGTATTCTTTTTTGTAATCTCGTTCTACAATATCGTGTAACCAAGTCTTATGTACTTTTCCATCTTCGGATACAAATGTCAAGTAGTTTGTGCCTTTATTAATAACTTTACCTTCGTGACCATGAGCTTCTACAATGTCACCCACATTCCAAAGTTTACCTGTAAGATACAAATCTCTGAGTGTTTCAAAGTCTGTCATCTCACCCATATCTCTTTCTTCACGAATACCTAAATTCTTGCGAACATCATTGTAAAGTTTTAGTGAATCTTTAAAGGTAGATGGAACACCAGTTTTGAATAAATCGAAATCACCATCAGCAGCTGCAGCTCGCATCTTAGATGCAGACATACCAGATACACCTTCTGAATCTGGGTCACGTTCTCCAGCAGATACAACTTTGATATTGTCAAAACCATAAAAACCATGTCTAGAATCTACACCATTGTACTTATTGAGTAGAGTGTTAAACTCTGTAACTCTGTCAGAACCAACAACCATTACAATAGAACGATGTCCTTTTTTATGTAACTCGACAGCTGCTTCCAGAGCAGTTCTTGATTTGCTTACAATGACATTGCTTTTATACTTTGGAAACATTTTCCTCATATATGCAATTTTTAGTGTGTGTGGTAGTGGATCTTTCTTAGCGTTTTGTGAATGTGATGGATACACATACATCATAGAACCAGCGTTCTTAGATTGTTGTTTTGCAAGTGCATCTATGAGTTTTTCGTGACCTGTTGTTGGTGGATTAAATCTACCAAAAGTGAATACAGCTGTATCACCACGAGCCTCTACGATATCTCTAAAATTTTTCATTTATCCCATGCCTTTATTGCGGTAAAGTTATTAAACGAGAACTCCATTCTGTCCACTAGTTTAACAGCACCACCACTAACCCTATCAATCGCAACATAACCCTCTGGGTTAGTTACTTTAAATCCATTTGCGGTCTTGATAAAAGTATTTGTCAATCCCTTTACACTATTTAGTTTTTTTACAATTTGCATTTTTGCATCAACCAAATAATTTTGAAATGTGATTATTTGTATTAAGTTGGTAGTGTGTTTCTTAACTTCTCTTACATATTCTTTCTGTATATTCTTGTATTTATCTTTTCCTTTTACACTCTTTGCTTTATCAATTTGTTTCTGAATTGACATCTCAACCCATTTTTCATATCCTTTTGCATGAGCTTTGGGATTAGTAATCTTTTCTCCAGCACGAACCTTACTGTTATTGTATGTTTTGAGAGATGCACCAGCAATTGCACCTGTCATACTTTCCTGTAGATTAAGAAACTTCTTTAGTTGCATTGAGTTAATCTTTTTAAAAGTAGAACCAGTTGCAGAAAGTGCAGCTGTTACTGATTCTGTTTCTTTTGAGTTCATTGTAGCACTACCTGATACATCTTTGTAAGTTGCATCGTCCATCCATACTGATGTTGGTTTAGATAATCCTTTAATATCTGCACCAAATGATGCTTTCATATCCTGTAATGCTTTACCTGTGTATGTTGTATGCCATACAATACCAATCTTTGCTTTGTTAATCTGTTTGCCAATATCTGATGTGGGGTCTACAGCATATACGATTGTGTTAGGTTGAAATGTAATGAAAGACTTTCCATCAATTTTTTCACTACCTTTATCTTCTGATGTAAACATCAAGTCGCCTTGAAGTACATCTTTGATACCTAACTTGGAAAACTCTGCAAGTGCTATTTTGAACTTACTATTCAATGAACCAGATAGTCCATCTTCATCAATCTCTGCGTTTGTCTTATAGAGTTTTGGAGTTGCATTAAATACTGATTTTTTTGCAACAAAAAACTTACCATCTTCTGGGTCAATACCAGCGAATATCGCAGGCGCACCATCCCACTTGACAGTCATGTTGATTGAAGACCGAGCATTACCAGCAAGCATATCTCTTAATGAACGTAGGAAGTTGATTGCAGCTCTACCACCATCAACTCCATAGTTGAGAATTTCATCTTCCAGATGCTCTAGGTGTAAATTCTTACCACCCTTGTCTTCTGTTAATGTTTGTGCGAATGATATCATCTTTTTAATAACTCTTTGAACTCTTTTGTTGGAGTAGCTAAAAAGTTTGGTGCTGCTCTAAAATTACCTTTGTATCTTAATGTAATATCACTTATTGGTTTAGTACCAATAAACAATTGAAAAAATAATTGAGCTGCAGTAGAACCTTTTTCATATGCTTGTGTTCTTTTAGGGTCAAGCACCATTTTGACTTTACCAGAAGCATATAATTTTTCAAGGGCCCCAACCATAGTATCTATACCTTTAAATTCTCCAGTTTCTATTATTGGGCCTTTTACAAGATACCTTCCTATCCCAGTAACTAAAGCAAAATCAAAGTTTAATTTTTTTAAGTCTTGTAAATCCATCTTAAAAATAAGTTGTATTAACTGTTCACCAAATAAATTAGAGTTTTCAATAACAACATCAGCTAAAGGCTTAAACCAACTCCTGTCTTTTTTAAGTTGATG